AAATCCAAAAAGATAGATCAAACGGATTTTTTTGCGCTCTTTCTCTTTGCCTCTCTCATTCTCGCGCAGACAAGACATCTATATCTAATACTGCCGTTCTCTCTCTTTTCGATGACTCTATTAGACTCATCAATGAAATGACCCCTCGTGCATTGACCGAGGTTTTTGGCGATCATGTTCCTGTGGATGCCTCTTTTGAGATTTTCTCCACAAGTGACTGGCTCCAAATGGTTAGGGTTAACGCAACCTCTATTGCGACAAAGATGATCGAGATGCAATCCATCTTCGATTTTTCCATTGACCAACTCGTAACTGAACCTGTGTGCAGGAGTCAATTTCTCTTGTCCTCTAATGCCACACAAAACGAAATTACCGTAGCCGCCTCCAGTTTTCGCGCCAATCCAATTCCAACAATCGTTTTCGTTCGATCCTTTTTGGACTTTGTTAAAGAATCTGGTAAAGATGTTCATGATTCCTCCAAGGTTTTAGAACACCCCAAAGATAGCACAAGCAATATAAATAGTCAACGTGCTACCCATGATGCCTTAAAGATTGGCGACTTTGTAAGCTGGGATTCAAGTGGTGGAACTGCTAGGGGTCAAATAGAACACATCATGAGGGATGGTGTTTTGGGAATCCCTGATTCTAGTTTTAGCATTACAGCAACGGAGGATGATCCTGCTGCGTTAATCAGAATCTGGAAAGATGGCGAACCAACTGAAACGCTCGTTGGACATAAGTTTTCTGAACTTCGCAAGATTCAAGATATTCGATCTTACGATGCTAGACCTTATCCAAACGAACACGCTGCTCGTTTGAAAGACCCGAGTCAATATGACTCATTCAGGCGTGAGAATGACGCTGGAGGACCTGGAATTGATTTCATCTACGGTATTAAAGATGGCACTACGGAGATTCAAGCAATTCGTTTCGACAAAAATCGATATTCTGTTGCCGAAGCGAAAAAATGGTTAGAATCACACGACTTCAAACCTATTTTGTTTGAAGAAGCAACCGAAAGGGAAGCTATGGAAGATAATCGCGCAATGGTCAGTGTTAACGTGCATATTGACACTGAAAATCAGGCTGATGTAATCGCTGCAATCGCTGAATTGCCTGCGCCTGAGCCAATTACTGATATTCAAGTTGACGAAAACGGCAATGAGATTGTTTTCGATGACACATCTGATCGTAAAGCTGGTGAACGAGTAACTCGCAGTGATGCGATGGAGGCTAGGGTGGAAAGTGTCGATGATCGGCGCGTTTCCATGTCGATTTCCAGCGAAGCTCCTGTTATTCGTTCTTATGGAGAGGAAGTTCTCGACCATAAGCCAGAAAGTATTGACCTTAGTTTTATTAACTCTGGTCGCGCACCTTTGCTGTTGGACCACGATCCAGAAAAGCAAATCGGTGTAATCGAATCTGTATCCCTCGATGCTTCGGCTCGTAAGTTACGAGCAACGGTGCGATTCAGTAAGAACGCACTGGCTTCAGAGGTCTACAGTGATGTCGCTGACAACATTCGCGGCAATGTCTCTATTGGTTATTCAATCGCCAAGATGGTGAAAGAAAACAATGGGACAGTGTATCGCGCAACAAGTTGGCGACCGATGGAAGCTAGTATCGTTTCTATTCCTGCTGACGTCACGGTGGGTGTGGGGCGAAGCGATGCGACTGTCACCTCTGAAGCCGAACCGCAAGGTTTAATTGAAACTCCCGAAAAGGAAACCAAAATGGAAAACTCCGTACAAGTGGCTGTTGACAGCCGCGCTTTTGATGCTCCCGTCCAGCAAGATGTGGGCTTGAACCAAGCCGAAATCAAGCGTTTCTCTCTGATGCGCGCCCTTCGTGCTTTGGCTAACCCCACTGATCGTGCTTTGCAGAAAGAAGCCGCATTCGAGTTCGAGTGCTCTGAAGCTGCTCAACGCGCCTTCGGTCAATCTGCTCAAGGTATCTTGGTTCCCGCTGACGTGCTGCGCCAGTGGAACAAGCGTGACTTGAACACGACTGACGATGCTGGTCTGGTTGGTCAGAACTTCCGTCCTGATGCTTTCGTTGATGCCCTGCGTAACGCTTCGAGCGTGATGCAAGCTGGCGCCACGATGCTGACTGGTTTGCAAGGCAACGTGAAAATCCCGAAGAAGTCGGCTGCCTCTAGCGGTGGTTGGTTTGCTGAAGGTTCTGCTGCCAGCGAGAGCGAAGCCACCTTCACCTCGATCACGATGGCTCCCAAGACCGTTGGTGCTTTCACTGATGTGACTCGTAACCTGATGATGCAGGGTTCTCCCGATGTGGAAAGCCTGATTCGCAATGACTTGGCTCTGTCTTTGGCAACCGCCATTGATTTGGGTGCTTTGTCTGGTTCGGGTTCGTCTGGTCAACCGACTGGCATTCGCTCCACCTCCGGTATCAACACCAAAGACTTCGCAGCAACGAACCCCACGTTCGCCGAAGTGGTTGGTATGGAAACCGAAGTTGCAGCCGACAACGCTCTGCGCGGCAACCTGGCTTACATCATCAACGCCTCGATGTATGGCGCACTGAAGACCACTTCTAAGGACAGCGGCTCCGGTCAATTCGTGATCGGTGCTGATGGCTTGCTGAACGGTTACAAGTGCATCGTGTCGAACCAATCTGCTACTGGCGATGCCTACTTCGGCAACTTCGCTGACCTGCTGATTGGTATGTGGGGCGGTCTGGACATCCTGGTCGATCCGTACACCTCCAGCACCACTGGCACTGTGCGTATCGTTGCCATGCAGTCGGTCGATGTGGCTGTTCGTCACGCCGTGTCGTTCTGCTTGGGTGATGCAGACATCGCCTAATGTTGACAACTGAGAAATTCGGAGCCGCTGTAACAGGCGGTTCTCCTATGAAAATAGTGTTTCTCCGTGGAACCATGACCAGTCTGGGCAATGCTCGGGCTGGTCAGGTTTTCGAGTTACCTGAAAACGAAGCTCGTCAGATGTTAAGAAACAATCGAGCGAGTCAGTTTGTAGAAATTCAAACTGTTGTAGAGGATAGGTCCATTGGACTTGAGACTTCAACGGAAAAACCTGTCCGTAGAGGACGCCCAAAAAAGGCTGAATGATGGCAGTCGAAACCGATATTGAGCGCACTATTCTTCTGGCTGATTTTGGTCAGAATGTGACTTATACGGTTCAAGGTGGTCAGGCTGCGACTATTCGGGCTATTTTTGACAATCAATTTATCGAAGTAGATTCTGGAGGGACTGTTGGTTTTGCAATTCAACAGCCCAAATTAACTTGTCGCACCTCTGATGTTGTTAACTGCACCGAGGGTGATACTTTTGTAATTTCTGGAACGACTTATCTGTCGAGAATCGTTCAGGACGATGGAACTGGCATGACGGAAATCGTGCTAGAGAAACAATGAGCCACGTTAGAAAACAGATCAGGGATGCGGTTGTCACTGCTCTGACTGGGCTTTCTACGACTGCTTCACGGGTTTACAAGTCAAGAATTTATCCTTTGGAAAGTGGGAAATTGCCTGGACTGGCGATTTACACAAAGTCAGAGGAAATCCAAAACAACACGATAGGCAAACCGCGAACCCAAGTAAGGATTCTTGAGGTCATGGTCGAGGCTTATGTAATGGCGAATACTGCATTTGATGACACGATAGACGCTATCTCCCTAGAGGTTGAAGAAGCTCTATATTCAAATGCTACTCTTGGCGGCAAAGCCAAAGAATTGGACATCGTTTCGTTTGAGTCTGATTTTTCAGGTGAAGGCGAAAAGGTTGTGGGGGTTGGAAGGTTCACTGTTCAAGTAACTTACACAACCAAAGAAAATGATATTGAAACTGCCACATAATGTGGCAAAATTAAAACCTTGAAAGGGGTTCAAAATGGCTAATCACAAAGGCTCTGAGGGAACGGTTCACGTTGGCACTGCTGCCATTGCTGAGATTCGTTCTTACAGTATTTCCGAGACTTCGGACACCGTGGAAGACACCACGATGGGCGACTCTGCTCGTACCTATAAGGCGTCTCTGAAGACCTTTAGCGGGTCTGTGGACGTTTATTGGGACGAGACTGATACAACGGGTCAAGGTGCGTTGTCTGTTGGTTCTGAAGTGACCATCAAGTTCTATCCTGAAGGTTCCACCACTGGTGACACCTATATGTATGGATCGGCGATTGTGACTGGCAAGACCGTGACTGCTTCGTTTGATGGCATGGTTGAGGCATCAATCACCATTCAAGGCACTGGCGCATTGACCACGGGCACCGCCTCTTGAAGATAATTCAAAGAGCCTCGGCTCATTTTAAGTCGCTATCAGTCAAAACCATTGAGGTTGCTGAATGGGGCGATGAGAATGGACCGTTGATTATTTACGTTGAGCCTTTCACGCTGAAGGACAAGTCTAAGTTGCAAAGTGTGACTAAGGCATCTGGAAGCGAGATTGATGCCCTGGTCGAATTGATCGTTTTGAAGTGTCTTGATAAAGACGGAAACAGAATATTTACGATTGAAGACAAGCCGATTTTGCGTAACGGTGTGGATGCCACGATTCTTGAAAGAATTTCCACCCAGATCATGCGGATTGACTTTGGGGGACTTGAAAAAAACTAAGGGAGACTCCTGAACGCCAGTTTATGTTTTATCTTGCCGAGAAACTGCATAAAACAGTCAGTGAGATAGAAGAAATGAGCGTTGAGGAGTTCTCCGAGTGGCAGGTGTGGGTAAAGATGCAGAGCGAACGGAGCAACAATGGCACAAGACTTAAAAATTGACATAGTTGCAACGGACAAAACCGGCGCGGCATTTCGCTCTGTGCAGTCTGGAATGGCTGGAATCCAGACTTCTGCAAGCACTTTATTCACAAGAATAACCGCAGTCACAGGCGCATTGGCTGCGATCGGCGTTGGCTCTGCATTGAAGGGCTTAATTGATGCTGGAGATAAATTAGACGAACTATCAAAGAGAACGTCTATTGCTGTTGAAACGCTTTCTGCGCTGACAAATAACGCCAAACTCGCCGGAGTGAGTCAAGAGGAATTAGGCTCTGGCATCATTAAACTTTCTCGCAGCATCGCAGAGGCTGTTTCTGGTGCTGGCGAACAAAGACAAGCATTTGATAATCTTGGCGTTGCGATCCGTGATGCCAATGGAAAGATTCGACCTACTGTTGATATTCTTGCTGATGTTGCAGCAGGATTTCAAGATGCTGAAGATGGAGCGATCAAGACTCAATATGCTGTGGCTCTTTTTGGTAAGTCAGGCGCTAATTTTATTGAGTTTNTGAATACTGGCAGANAGNGAGTTCAAGCTCTCGGTGCTTCAATATCCACTGAGTTCGCAGATCAATCAGCGACATTCATGGATAACCTTGATCGCATTGGTCAGAGGATTCAATCGACTATTTCAGAAAAGGCAGCTCCATTTTTGGCGTTTATGAATCGCCAGATTGAGGAGGCTGTTCGTCTTGACAAGATGACTCGCGTTGGTGCTGGTCGAGGTGTCGTCAATCCTGAGTTTGTTGTACCTGAAAAGTCAAAGGTAAAGCCTCTGACGCCTTTATCTAAGGAAAACACAAAAGAGGAAAAAGACAACGCGAAAGAGATTGCATCTGCTTACCAGCAAATTTCTGATGAAGTTTTCAAGTTGGTAAACGGTGAGCGTGAATTGGCTATTTTCCAATTCGCAAGGAAAGGCGCATCGGTTGAAGAAATCGCTCTTTATACTGAACAACTAGACAAGCTGGCTCAGTTGAAAGAGGCTCAAAAAGCCAATGAAGAAGAAGCCAAACAGTACGCCGAACAAGACAAGTTGAATCGTCAATCTCGAAATGATTTGCTTGAAAAAGGCAAACAACTGTATGACGAAACCCGTACACCTCTTGAGAAGCTGAATATCGCTGAGGCTGAACTTTTGAGATTGTTAGAACTTGGAATCATCGACTTTGATGTTTACTCAAGGGCTGTATTTCAAGCTAATGAGGCGATGGACAAATTAGCGAAGGATGGTGAAGATCAATTCGCCGATCTTGAGGCTGCTATCCGTGGATGGGGAAATGAGTTCACAAACATCATGGCAAATGCTGTGATGACTGGAAAACTCTCATTCAAGGATTTGGCTAACTCTGTCATTTCCGATCTTTTGAGAATGTCTATCCAAGCAACAATCACCAAACCATTGTTGGACCTTGGAATGGGATTCTTGGGTATACAGCCAGCAGGAAAACGCGCCCTGGGCGGTCCTGTGACTTCTGGTCAACCTTATTTGGTCGGTGAACAAGGACCGGAAATCTTCATGCCTGCCAACAGTGGAACGATTATTCCTAACGGGCAGAGTGGCGGTGTTGTTGTTAACCAGACGATTCAAGTGACAACCGGAGTGCAACAGACAGTCAGAGCCGAAGTGATGAATATGTTGCCTCAAATTGCAAATGCTGCAAAATCTGCGGTGGCAGAGGCTAAACTACGTGGTGGCTCTTTCGCTGCTGCGATGAGGTAATCATGGCGATCAGTTATCCCCTGGCTTTTCCCTCTCTAGGGATTAAAAACATCACGATTAGAGCAAGATCGGTTGTCGGTGTTGCTTCGTCACCTTTTACATTTCAACAGCAGGTCTATCAACACGCTGGACAAATGTGGGAGGCTGAAATCACGATGCCTCCTATGAAGCGGGAAGATGCTGAACAGTTAATCGCTTTTCTATTAAAACTGAATGGCTCTTATGGGACTTTTACTTTTGGCGATCCTCTTAATACCTCTCCTCGCGGTGTCGGGACTGGGACTCCTTTGGTAAATGGCGGTTCTCAGACGGGGAATTCACTCGTTACCGATGGATGGACTGCTGGACAGACTGGAATTCTCAAGGCTGGCGATTGGATTCAACTCGGTTCTGGTTCTACGTCTAGGCTTTACAAGATTCTTTCTGATGCAAACTCAAACGGGTCAGGACAGGCTACGTTCGATATATGGCCTAACTTGAGGTCAAGCCCTGCCGATAACGCTGCGATCACTGTAAGCTCTCCTAAGGGGCTTTGGAGGCTATCCTCGAACGAAATGCCGTACACGATTGACGAGGCATCTTTCTATGGTCTGACCCTGGCTTGCATGGAGGCTTTATGAGCCGCGATCTGAGCGCAGGTGTTATATCAGCGATTGAAGACTCCCAGGTTCGCCCGTTCTATTTATTTCAAGGCGAGTTTGTCTCTGGCACTGTCAGGGCTTGGAACGGGATAGGTGACTTATCTTGGAATTCTCAGACCTGGGGTGGTTTGGGATCGTTTCTTTCTTTTTCTTCGATTGAGGAAACCTCAGATGTTAAGGCTGCTGGAATGACAGTGAGTCTTAACGGGATGCTGAGTGCGAATATCTCTCTGGCTTTATCTGATTGCCGGCAAGGGTATTCTGGAAAGATTTATCTTGGGTTTTTTGATACGTCAAACGCGATCATTTCAAGCCCTTATTTGATTTTTAGCGGTCGATTGGACACGGTGTCGATTGATGAAGGACCAGATACATCGACTGTCACGCTTAACTACGAATCAAGATTGATTGATCTTCAAAGAACGCGAGAAATCAGATACACAGACCAAGAACAACAGAGGATGTTTTCTGGTGACTTGGGGCTAGAATTTGTCGCTGACTTGCAGGATAAAACCCTGACTTGGGGGCGCGGATGAGCATATTTTCTGATATTGCAAAAGTTGGATTAGCTTATGCTGCGGTAAGCACTGGCGTTGCTTGGTTTAGCACTGGTTTTGCTGGTACTGCTGGCATTGCAAGTCTTGGTCTTTCTGCCGGAACCGCTGGCGCTTTCTTCGCTCGATCTTTTATAACTTCCTTCGTGTTGGGTGCTTTATCTAAAACACTCGCCAAAGAACCTGAAGAAGTTATCTCCTATCAAGATAAAACAGTAACAACCAAGCAGGCTATTGCACCTCGTAAAGTTCTTTATGGTTCGACTCGCGTTGGTGGAACGATTGTCTTTATGGAGACAACCGAATCAAATAAGTATCTGCATTTAGTTATTGCTTATGCTTGCCATGAAGTCAACTCATGGGAAACAAATGGGGTTGATGGAATCGTCTATTTTGATGATTCTTCTGTTACTTATGATCTAAGCACTGGTCTTGCAAATGCCGGAAGTTACAACGGAAAAGCAAAAATCCAAATAAAGAACGGCACTGACAATCAAACTGTATTCACAGACTTAGATTCGGCGTCTACTTTATGGACATCTAATCATCGTCTACGTGGAATCGCTTGTGCGTACATTCGTCTTGAATACGATCCAAACGTATACATGAACGGAGTTCCGAATATCAGCTTTAAGATAAACGGCAAGAAGGTCTACGATCCAAGAACTGGCACGACTGTTTTCTCGAATAATTCTGCTTTGTGTTTGGCTGACTATCTTTGCAATACTCGATATGGATTGGGCGCAGATTACGCAACAGAAATTGACGAAACTGCTCTTATAGCTGCTGCCAATATCTGTGACCAAAGCGTTAATTTAGCCGCAGGTGGAACAGAAACAAGATACACATTAAACGGTGCTTTTGACACTTCCGTAGCACCTGAGACTGTCATTTCGGATATGTTGTCCTCGATGGCAGGGAAACTTGTTTTCACAAATGGTAAGTGGAAGATCATTGCAGGCGCATATGGCTCACCTTCTTTGACTTTTGACGAAGACGATCTTCGTTCTGGATTGAAGATTCAGAGTCTTGTCTCTCGCAGAGAATTGTTCAACGGCGTGAAGGGAACTTTTACGAGCGCTGCTGATAACTACATAGCCTCTGATTTCCCGCCGGTTGTTTCTGACACTTATATCTCACAAGACAACAACGAGGAAATCCTCAAGAATATCCAGTTGCCTTTTACCACTTCACCTTCAAGGGCGCAGAGACTTGCGAAGATTGAACTTCTAAAAGCTCGTCAACAGATTAGTCTTGTTTTGCCATTAAAGTTGATTGGTTTGAAGGCAAATGTGGGCGATGTGATTGAGGTTAGAAACACTCGATTGGGCTGGAGTGGTAAAACTTTTGAGGTTACTTCTTCAACGGTGATTTTTGAGAATGACACCATCGGCGTTGATCTTGAATTGAGAGAGACAAATGCGGATATTTACTACTGGGCAACCAGCGAAGAATCTGCTTATGATGCCTCTCCCAATACGAATCTGCCTAATCCTTTTAACGTAGGAAGTGCAACAAATTTCGCTTGGACGCAAGATAAGTTCTATGTGACTGGTTTGGGTTCTCTTTCTTGGACAGCACCGACCGATTCTTTTGTGGCTTATTACAAGCTCAGAATTGTTTACGATGCTTATGTTTCAGGAAGTAAGACCGATGCTCAGATAGCTCAAATTGATCGTGAGACAACTGTTTACGGAACAAGTTTCACAATCACCGACCTGCCTTCAGGGTATTACACTGCTTACCTGACTTCAGTCAATCAAATTGGCGTTAGTGGCTCTGCTGTGACTGTTGCTGTCTATATCCCGCCTCCACCGATCATTTCCCGTGTTTCTGGTCTTGAGATAGACCTGGGGCAAGATGGTGAATCACATGGGACTAAGTGGACTGGCAAGGATGTAAAGATCAAATGGCGTCCTGCTGCTGTTGAATCGTCTTTCGAGATAAATGACGAGGAACCTTATGGCGCTGAGTCTGGTTTTACTGATTGGTATCTGAAAGACTATCTGGTTGAGGTCTACAACGCATCAGACGAGCTCTTGAGGCAAGAATTTGTCCCTGGTGTAACCTACACCTACACTTTAGAAAAAAACCTTGAGGACGCCAAGAAGCAAGGCGATACGGTCTATCGTTCGTTGACGTTTAAGGTCTACGCTAGAGGTCGTCAAAATCAACTTAGCGAACAGGCGGCTATTCTATGATTACGAATCCAGCACCAGAACAGATTGCCAGCGGAGAATGGGACGTTGAGCCTGGAATCAACAAATTCACAGTCTCAATCCCAAATCGTCCTAATGACAACGATTTGGCAGGAATCATCGTCTTAGCCAAAGAGGGAACGGGACAGACTCTCACATTTCCTGATGATATTTTTTATCGTGGTCCGTGGTCTGACATGATCGTAGTAGATACGGATGATGACAATCAGGCTCTCTTACCGAATCAGGCTTATACGGTGGCGGTGGCTGCTTTTGATGAGTTTGGTACTGATTCTTTGACGTTTAGCGCAACAAAGAACGTCACTACTGCACAAGTTCAGACGAACGATATTGCTAATTCCGCAGTTACAAATGCAAAAATTGATTCTGTTGTTGCCGACAAAATAACAGCCGGAACTATTACAGGTGCAACTTTACAAACTGCTGCAACTGGAAAAAGATTTGTTGTATCAACAACCACTGATGAAGCATATTTTTATGGTGATCGTGGTGATGGAACGATTGAACTTTTAGCAACTATTGGAACTGTTAATTTAGGTGGCGGCAATTATTCTGTTGCAGATTTTGGAACAGTTAACACTACTGGCACGGCTATAAACTGCGAAACAAAATCTGTTTTTGGAACTGCAATTTTTAATAACTATGCTGACACATCGGATTTCTTTGTTGTTCCAGTTGTTAATGTTGCAAATAATGGAAATAATGATGCAAGATATGGCGTTCTTTCAACTGTTTATTTGACTTCATTATCTGATTCATATTGTGTAGCATTAAAAGGCGTTATTGAAAGAAGTGTAGGCAGTGGCACTTTAACAGGTCTTAACTATGGTGTAGTCGGAGCAATATATACTGGCATGAAAGGTGCTGGAGTTTACGCTTCTGGACCATCAGTTGCTGATAAAAATGGTCCTGCATTTGTTGCAGAAGGTGCGTCTGACCTTTCTGGCGGTGTTGTTTATTTCAAGAGTTATACAGTATCAACTTTACCCTCTGCTTCAACGGCTGGCGGTATGATATACGTATCGAATGTATCTGGTGGCGCTGTGATGGCATTCAGCGATGGCACAAATTGGCGGCGCGTAACTGATCGCGCTATTGTTTCGTAAGGATTAT